TCAAGCAACCGTAACCACCCCCAAAACAGGCACCTGCGTTTCCGAAACGGAAATGTTCTGTGTATCGTTGTTTAATTTCAAATCACTGTAATCGGCAATTTCATCGCAAGCCAATATGCATCCACCTATTTGTGCGTAGGAAATGTAGCTTATAGCAAAAGCATTTTTACGCAGATAGTTTGTTATGCTTTCGGTTATCTTTTCCTTTGCTACATCAATACTTGCTCCATTTGAAAGTGTAAGTGTTACCGACACATCAATCGTAAGAGGTTCGGCACTCTCGACCGTAACCTCTGCGCCGATAGGACGGTTCTCTTCAATATGGTTCTTAACCTCGTCAATAAGCTCATCACTTGCCACACCCTTATCCGCATTGATTATGATTACCTTTACAGTGCCGTTCCCGTTCCAAAGCGGCAGACATTTAGCATCCCCGACACCGTTTATTTCCTTTGCCCATTGTATGTAGTGATACTTACTTCCGCTTGTTGCCGGGAGTGAAACCTTTTCAAAATATCTGTCACGCAACTCGTCATCGGTTTCCTCGTTAAAACCGCCTGTTGCCGGCTCGTTGTTTGTCACCGAAACAATGCCGGAGAGTGTGACAGGGAAACGGTTTATAGCACCTTTCGGAATATTTCCTACAGTGCCGACTGTATCGCAAATAACCGTAACATCAGCCGTTCCGCTTTCACTGATTTCGATATTTTCAATGGCAGAAAAATTAAGGCTGTCCGATGCTACCTTATCACCGACAGAAATTACACTGCCCGGTATGCCTGTTATGGTAACCACCACTTGTGATGCAACACCCGACTTTCGTGTTATGCCTTGCTCGGCAGCTTTGAAATCAAGATAGTCACCGCTTGCCGTCAGTGCAAAGCCGTTCTTTAGGATTTCTTCAAGTCTTGAGTATGCCTTTTCAAATTCTTCGGATGCCGGCTTTGTAACATCATAAAAAAATGAGCCGACACCTTTGTCGAACTCATCGGATATATCAGACAGTAACCGTGACAGTATTTCGTCCTTCGTCATTTAACACCACCTCCAGCGTTACCGTAATTGCGTTAGTATTTCGTGTAATATTAAAGTTTGTGACCGAGGAAATCTGCGGATTTTGCTTTAGAGCATCCTCGATTTCTCGCTTTAATTCAGCCTCAATAAATTCAATCGTATAGCTGTTGCCGATAATCAAATCCTCCCAATGACAGCCGTACTCTGTATTATTGTAGATATTATATCTGCCTTTCTCAGTACGCAGTATCTTTTCTATCCATACCTTTATTGCGTCTATGCCATCACATTCTATGAGTTTTCCGTCACGCACAACAAAATCACCGCTGTCAAAATCAAAAAGATATGATTTTGTTCCGTTTGATGCTATATTTTCATTAGGAATCATTATGTCCGTTGAATTCGGAAACATCAGATAACCACTCCTATCACTATGAATTTTTGACCGTTTGCATATGGCAGCAAAACAACAGTCTTTCCGAGATTGACGTATTCACAGTCAGAATTTTGTTCTTTTAGGTTTATGCACAGCGTAATATGACTGTCGGTAAGTATTACCTTATCACTTATGCGTATTTTCGTGTTCGGCAGTTCGATGACCATACCGAATATAGGCGAGTACCCGTCACTGTTTTCCCGTTCCTTTAAGAGCTTTGCAAGTTCTGTTATTCCATTCAATACCGCTACCTCCTAAAAATGCGCATGGAAAAAGACGAACACGAATGCTCGTCTTATATATTTTTTAATCATATTTGAAACGACAAATTTTATGTATTACTACCTCTTACATATAACCTCATATTTCCCATTATCAGTCCGTTTTATTTTTCCATCTCTAAGTAAATTTGAAACCCAGCGATTTGTTGCAGCATAAGTTCTATTTGTTTTTTGTGCTAATTCTCTTAGTGTTAAATTGGGATTATCTGATATGTATTCCAATACCATATCTTCTCCTCTTTGAACCAATTTTCTTTCGTAGTTTTTATCCCTGTTTGATTTCTTTATTACTTCATTTACAATAGCTATTTGGCTTGGATTTTTTCTCCTCGAAACGCCCTTAAAAAAGCCTTCTATCTGCAAACAAATATCATCAATCCATTTTTTCTCTTCTTCTAAAATAGAAATACCTACATTGGTTTCGTTTAATTCATTATAAGTTCTTGTTTGCCTTAATATCCAATAATTAATCACTTCCAATTTTCTCTCAATTGAATATAATGAATCATCAACAACAAGAATTGTTGATTTCATTGCCCAATCATCTTGTGCTACTAAATAAGACATTTCAAGCATACAATTTAATGACTTTACATACTCGGATGTTAAAATTAGAATTACATTATCACAATTTATTATTTCTGTCATGAAATCGTATATATCATCATTAGCAATTAATTGAGATTTATCCCGTTTAACATCAAATTTTTCCTTTAATTGTGTTTCTAACTCATCTGCATATGTATTTCCATCTTTCCAACAATATGATATAAATAAAGTTTGTTTTTCCATATCAATTCACCTATTTCTTTAATGAACTCAAATATATAATATTATACCACAAAATCGTCCGTTTGTCCATTGACATATCAGCCGAAATTTCTAAGCCCCAATTTCACACAATGCACTCCGTTTTTGATGCTGTGGTCGGCACTTTCTATCAGGTAATTCACGTCATCAACCGTAATCATTGAACCGGCACGTGTGTAGCTGTTTACCGCCTCGATAATCTCTATTGAAAAACTTTCCTTAACCTTACTAAGTTCCGACAGCTTGTTCTTTGCGCAAGCTTTGGCATCTCCGTCTTTTTCATCGATTTTAATTACGTCTTGTAAAACGCCGTATTTATATATGCTGTCTGTATCCTTTGCCACCGCTTTCACGGTATAAACCTTGTCGGATTCCGATATAACCTTTACGCTGTTTTTCATATCCTCAATCGACAAACTGTGTGAAACACTGCCTTTTAATGTCGGAGAATATATAAGGTGCGTATTCGGTGTGATTCTAAACTCCGGATAAGCATATATTGCACCGTATTTATATATCCGTATTCCGTTCGGAGTCATATCAAAATTGTAACCACCGCCGCATTTTTCAAGAATGTCGGAGAGTATATCGGATATACACTTGTCGATGTATATCTGCGTTATGCTTGCATTAAGTTCCGGTATAGTATCAATCGGAATATTGAAATCGGAACACAAGCGGATAACAGCCTTCTTTGCATTCATATTGTTAAACTGATATGTTTCCTTGCTTTTGTTTAAGTACCAACCGAAATCGCACACCGTATATTTATTTCTGTATAAATCTCCATCATCGACCGCAATTACAATACCTCGGAAAATCTCAATATTAGTGCAAAGGTTTACAATATCGCCCAACTGAGGAGTATAGGTGTTTACATAGTGCGTGTCTGATTTTGCCACTTCAAAACTCATCTTTGTTGCAAGCTCATCAATGGAGTTCTGCCAGGATAAACTGCCAATATATGCAGTAATGTCATTACCACCGACAATCAGTTTATATGTTTCATTTGCATTTGCGGAAAATTTATCACTTACAGTATTACCACCCGTACCGAAACTGTCGGACAGAGAATACTCTTTATCTGAAGAAGATGAAGATTGCGATGTAGAACTTGATGCACTTTCGTTATACCTAAGCACCACATCCCATGGATAGTTATAGTATCCTCTTGTGTATATCTCTCTGCCGGTCTGATCTCCTGACCTGCCGCCTGTTGTCTTACCATTTTCGTTTATTGATGCATTTACTATTGTTTTGCCGCCGTCCTCAACCACAAGTGCGGTATGGCTCTTTGTATTTAAAAGCACATCACCGCGTTTCAATCCCATACCTGTTGACAATGCTATCTTACTTGTAACATCAGAAAAACCATATCTTAAAAACACAGATTTCATATTTCCGGTATATGTAGCACCACCGGACTTTACCTTACACCCGGCTTGCTCAAATGCAGATATGACAAGTGAGGAACAGTCATAATTCGGGCCCCATCTGCTGTTTTGGTCATAGCCGTGAGAATTATCGTTTGCAATCTTAACCGCCCAATTAACGGCACTTTCAATTACCGCACCCATCAGATTAACTTCACCTCCGACAGCGTTATTGAATATTTCATATCACCGTCTTTGCCGATTGTGTATGTAAAATCATCTATCGTCACCGCCATATTTATCGGTGTATCGGTAATGATAAGACGGATGGGCAGTTTCTTTTCATACCATGTGTCTATGGTATATAAATATCCAAACGCCGTATCGCTGCGGTCACGCAGAAACGGATAATCACGGCATGGAAAGAAACTTGACCACGATATGGTTTTTAGTGCCGATGTTCCGATAAGCTTAAGCTGACCTTGTGATACAGTGTCAAACACTTCATTGTTTCTGCCTTTTGAAACCGTAAACTCCGGTGGGAGAACAGGCAGACGCAGAACCTCTGCTCTGTTATTTACACTCAAATAAATATCCATCTGCCACCATCCTTACATATTATCAAGTGCCAGCTTTAACTTGGGAACAAGCTCGTCCACGATTTCATCGGCACTTTTTCCGTCTGCATAAATATTGATATAGAATTTATTCTCGCTCCGTTTTGATTTATCAATCGGTGATACCTTCGCACCTCTCGGAAGGGACAGCATTTCGGGGCCCTTTTCACCTACAATAACAGTACCTGCCGTTCGGATAAGTCCGCCTTGTGCAAGCATCGGAATCTGCGGTGCGGTAAAGGTAGGGATTGCCGGTATGCCGACTGCACTCGTTACATTATTGATGCCGTTTATTAGTCCGTTTACACCGCTGACAGCACCTCGTATCATCGAGTTAATTGCCGAAATGATACTGTTAATAGCACCCTTTATTGCACCGACGATACCGTTCCAAACATTTTTTATTGCATTGCCAATTCCGGTAAATACGGAAACAGCGGCGGAGGATATTGTGTTCCACGCACCGCTTAGGAAACCGGTGATACTGTTCCATACACCGACAGCTGTATCCTTAATACCTGTCCATAAACCGCTGAAAAACTCGCCTATACTCGTTCCGACAGAAACAAAGAAATCTCCCACAGCTTGAAAAGCCTGTTTACACCAAGCACAGATACTGTCCCAATTCATCCACATAGCAACACCGATTGCAATTAACGCTCCGATTGCTACAATGATGATGCCGATGGGGTTTGCTGACATAGCTACGTTTAATGCCCACTGTGCTGCGGTACATACTCCTTGACAGATTGCCCATGCGTTCTGAACAAGGTTTATTGCAAGAACTGCGCCCTTGTAAACAAGTATAGCACCTGCTATGCCTGCAATTACGGGAGCAATCAAACTCCAGTTGTTTACAAAGAAATTGTATACAGCCGTTGCACCGGATACAACACTGGAAAGAGCATTTACCACAAGCGGAAGTCCTGTGTCCTTTACCCAATTCAATGCCGGCTTACAGAATTCAAATGCGTTAAACAATGCGTCTTTTACACCACTGAGAACGGAGGTTATACTTCCGAATGAACCGCTGTTCTGTTCAACGGCCGATTTAATATTATTAAATGCAGAAACTCCAAAGTCCCATACATTTTTAAATGACGATATAAGCGGTGGCAGAATATTATCCTTTATCCATACAAGAGGAACAGACACCGCATCAATGGCTGAAACAACCGCATTTTGTATACCGGGCATAGTCGATGCAACATATCCGAAGAATGCAGTTACAACAGGATATAGCTTTCCGCCGATAACCTCCTGCATATCACCCCATGCGTTTTTTATCTGAACGATTTTACCCTCCGGGGTGTTTGCCATAGCCTCGGCAAGCCTACCGAAGTTTTGTCCGAGAACTTCAACAAGCATTGCGGCTCTTTGTGCTTCCGTACCATTTTGGAGCATTTTCTTCTGGGTATCGTTAAGGGTTACACCGTACCGGGTAAGCGCACCGACATTACCCGTCATAACCTTACCTACAAGGTTTGCCATCGACTGCATCTGATCTCCCGATACGGACACACCGTACTGTGATACCGCCAAGTCTTGAAGTGAGGGAAGGAGCGTCTTAATTGTACTGCTCTGTAATTGGAATGTTGCAAGCTGTGATGCACCTTGAATGGTAGCCTCGTCACCGACAGTTGTTACGCCTTGGAGTTCACTTGCATATTTTTTCATGGCGTCTACATTTCCAAGTGTAGTGCCTTTGACATTCATCATCAGCTGTTCAAGACGTGCCTCGGCTTTAACCTGCATGTCACATGCCGTTATACAGTCCTTTCCAAACTGAATAATCTGTCTGAAACCGGCATATGCCGCAACAACACCGGTGACCTTTTTTGCAAGAGATGCAAGCGAAGTACCGGTGCTTTTGCTCTGTGAACCCATTTTCTTAAGACTGCCCGTTGCATTGGCGGTATGGTTTTTTAAGTCCTTTGTTCCGGTTATAGCTTTCTTTATTCCGGCGGTAAAATTATTGTCCTTGATAGAAAGCGTAGCACCGATATTCTTCTTTGACACGTCTATTCACCACCCGTCAATGCCTTGTATTTCTCATATTCATCTTCCATATAAACCTCATAGCTTGCTTTGTAGAATAACTTGTCGGCAAGCGGCAGGTTTAATATTTTATCGGGAGTAATACCTCGGTTAAGGAAGTGACAGAGCATGGCAAGCTCTCCGTCACCTCGAATTAGTTTTTTATATCGTCAACCGCCTTTACTCCGTCAATATATCCGGCAAGCTTTAAGCACTCAACTGCAATCTGTGGAATTTCACCCGGTTCAAAAATTTTCTCGACAATTTCCATAGGTTCAACGCAGCCGTATGCATCTCTTAACTCCTTTGATTTAAGGCATGGCTCTGTAACGCAGGAATACACCATATACGCATCGCCATTATCCATGTCCTGTGCCTCACGTGCCATTGCTGCCGTTGGGCTCTCTATTGTGATAGTGCCATCAAGGGACTTAATGTATAAGGTTTCGGTTTTAGGCTTTTTCTTGCTTTCAAGCATCTGCTCTTTTCTGCGGATAAGCTCCTCAAGCGTTATTTTTGTAGTTTTATTCATAACAGTTCACTCCTTATCGTACCTTGACGAGGTCGGGGAAATAGTAATCGGTGAAGCCACCGCTGTATTCCTCGTCAATCATTTTTGCGTTTTCAAATTTCTGTAGCGTAAGCTCGTTAAACCAAGCGTTCTCAATAACAAGCCGTTCACTGCCGTATGCGTCCGGGTCATCAATCTTTGAAATTATCTGAATACGCACATCCTGACCTTTCTTTAT